GGGGCACTTTTCCGGCAACAGCTCATCCTCTTCACATAACCCAGCAGCAACATCCAGGAAGACCTGTCTGATGCTCCTTCTGGCTGCTGCCTCATAAAACTCCAGCGCGGCACCTTCAACACGGTCCAGCGAGATGTCCAGGTCAAAAATTTCACCGTCAAAGCGTTTTTTGTCCCGTAACGCTAAAGTTACCGTAACTTTATTCTCAAAATTGCGGATCCCTTTCACAATCAGTTCATAGTTTTGAGTCATTGAATTACTCTCCCCGTGCAGCCTTACGACGGTCCTCTCTGATTTTGAAATACAGGTTAGTCAGATATGTCAGCAGCCCAAACAGCAGACTCCCCAGCACGCCTATTGCCGCCCACTGAGACGGGGAAACCCTGTCCAGCAACTGCAGGAACCAGTAGCCCGTTCCCACCGCTGACGTGGTGTATGACACACCTGTTGTGATTTTTTCCATCTGGTACATACCCCGTCTCCCGTTATCCGGAAGCTGACAACAATAAAAAAAGCCACCAGTTAAGTACTGATGGCTCTGATAACTCATGCAGGCATCTCAGACGACCCACTGACACTACCGGTGAGTTTAACGATACCTTCCATTTGACTGGCTCACTTTTTATGATGATGCCGGTGCATTTATCTCCAGCACCAGACTTTCTATCTCAACGCCATACGCTGCATTTTTTGTAACATCCGTCAGCGTCAGCGCATTCAGTCCCAGTGTCAGACCGTCTTTTATAACCTGGAATGCCGGGCCAGCCACTCCATTCAGTTTCGGAGTAACCGTGGCACTGCCGGCGGTGAACACCAGCTCCAGCGTCTGCCAGTCGTTACCGTAATCGCCGAACTCCCCCAGCTTCGTGTTTCCGGCTTTCCTGTGATGCATCAGATTCACTCTGCCGTCAGTGGTCTGAGTGAAGTACGACATCAGGAACGGATTACCGGTACCCGTCATCGCCACACCATCAGGAACGGGAGCATCCGTATACAGATAAATCCCCAGCCCGAACTGATTGTTGGTCAGTGCGCCTGACAGGCGGAACTTACAGGTCAGTCTGCCGCCCTGTGTCAGCAGGGTAATTGCGTCATCCACCGGATGCGTCAGGGACCAGGTTTTATTGCTCTGCTTGGTGATCTTAAATACACCATCTGACAACTGAATTCCGCCATCCTTAATGCTCCAGCCCTGCGCAGCAGCCTCTCCGGCTGCCGGCAGCAGGGAGATTGTGCGAACGGACGTATCTGCAGACGGACCCGATGGCGTGTTGCCGCCGGGCGAGGGTTTGATTTCCGGTGCCTTACCACTGATGAAGGCTGAGGTGCGCCCGGCTGCGTTCAGAATAGCGGTTGCCAGACGATCCGGAATAATGCTCCTGCGCGCCCATGAACTGAAATGTGTCGGGCGGTTTGATGATACCTGGTTTCCATTCGTTCTCGATGCCGCACCGTAATATCCTGATGCCGGAATATCCGGATCTTCTGCCGGCGCGTTAGTGGCGGTATTGACGCCGTTACCGTCTGTCATGAAGGGCACAAAATAAACGCCCTCACTCTCCCTGTTTTTATACCCGCCGTACACGGTGTCGTACTGGGTAGCGTATGTATTTTTCCAGTAATACGTCGTGTCACCACAAATCCACGGCACATCTGCAGCACTGCCACCATGACACTGCGCGTTAAACACAGTGAGGTCAGCACGAAACTGCTTCAGCATGGCTGTAAACAGCGCAGGTTGCTGTGCGTAGGTGGCGGCGCTCATGTCAAACTCTCCCTGCATCCAGCACACCGCCAGCAACACATTTTTCGGGTTCTTCTGTAATGCAGCTTTAGTGCGCGCAATCAGGTCCTGATATAACGGTTTACCCACACCCCAGCGTGCCGAATCCTGGCTGGCCCCCGTGTCCGCACTGAATGTCCCCTCCGCGCCCTGGGTGAATGCCGAACCACCACGACAGCATGGTGCCAGCAGGATCCCCGCGTTATTCGGGATATACGGAAGCAGTTTTTTGGCAATATGTAAGCCCTGGCCGACACAGCCGTACTGCCCTTTGCTCAGGTCTGCCTTCGGATGATTCAGCGTACTCATATCCTGCACATCATGCAGGCAGTGGTCGGCCGGAATAATATCGTTATATCTGCAGGCAGCCCCACCCGGCGTCACTGTACTGCGGCGCGCCAGCTGTTTAATGCGCGGATCCGGAGCATCGTATGAATCCGGCAGCGGAAGCCCTTCACCGTAAGCCATGGCATTGGACTGCCCGGCCAGTACGATGACGTAGTACCAATCCGGCTCAGTTGCACCACTGACCACCACATCACCTTCTGCTGTAATCGCCTGCATCAGGGTATAAGGGGTTATGGCCACCGGACTACCAAACGGCTGCCAGCCCTCTTTCAGTTTGTGTGTCAGCTTTTCCGCAAGGTCTGACGGCGACGCCGCCCTGACAACATCATAATGTTTAAATGTCATTATTCCTCCCGGCCGGGATAGTGTATTAAATCAGATATGGAGTGGGCTGTAGTCCGGAAGCCTGAATGACACACGGGGACTACAGCCCAAGAAATGAAGAAGGCCACGCAGTTGCGCAGCCTGATAAACCCTGGTTAAAATCCACACGATAACAACACAACAATATCAGTATCTCATGCTATTGCCCGAACCCATTCGGGCATTTTTTACCCATAAAAAATGCCCCTCCGGAGAGGGGCATTTTTGCATGCACATTCTTTTTCTTGCATGGTGCCGGGTGCCTCCCGGTGAATTCAGTATCAGCACCTGAATCCGCGATTATCACATATACCTACTTGCTGATTGCCCCTCCGCACAGGGGGATTCACCATGCAGTAGTATTTTTAATAAACAGCAAATAAAAAAATCAAGCATTATGCAGGCTGTTTCTTTTTATCACCGGCTACAGCAATACCACAATGCCGCAGACCAGCACCCCATCCGCCAGCACCGACATGATTCTGCTGGTGAAATCCACCATCACCACCAGAAACAGCAGGAGTGCAGCCACAGCCAGGCGCAGTTTTACCGTCACAGGTGATTCTCCAGACGAAGACCCAGAACACCGGCAATCTCTTCCAGCACCTTGCGCTCTTCCGGCTCAATTTCGCCGTCTGCCTCCGCAATGGCCACCGCCACATCCAGCACATCTTCCGCTTCACGCGTATCGTGTTTCACATCCTCGATCTCACGTAACGCCGCACGACGACCAGTTTTAAAGTTCGTATCCAGCTGACCGATAATGGTTGCGCTAATCGCATTAATTTCTGACGTAAACGCGGACAGCGCAGGCTGATTACGCAGTACCTGTTCGATCTTCGCTTTCTAGGAAGCCTCACATTCACCATCTGCACAGGCCACCAGGTAGGCAGCATTAATAACCGCCTGTGCCAGATCGCGTTTCTCAAACTTTCCTTTTTCCGGTTAACGTGACACACCAATAACTCTTGTCGAAAAAGCCAGCAAGCTGAAAGACCGGTATTCACAACCACCAGCGCGTTTACTGTACTGGCGTGATTTCAGTCATAAAAAAACCCGCCTGGCGACGGGTGTAAAAAATCTTCTAACGTCAGGCATAAAACGCCCATCGTTAGGGCAAATTTACCACAGATTCGGGAAAAATCAACAAAGCTATCTGGTCACCTTTTTCAGTTGTTGTTCTGCCCATGCTTCTTCAATATCAAACTGCACCACCAGCGTATCGTAAAAACGTTTAACTGTTTTTTTCCATGTATCAAGAGATATGGCATCGGTTACATTACATATGGCATTAAATGCCTCCGTTGAAGGTAATCTTTCATAGCCACGACCACCACAACGCTGGCAGTCTCTGATAACAGGCATACCACGTTTTACCGACTCTTCACGATGAATGGCAACACCGCGCCCACGACAATCTTTACAGGCAGTGGATACCTCTCCCTTCCCTCCACACTCCGGACAGGCAACTTTTACCACCTCCCTGACTTTTTTCCATTCCTCCCAGTAAGACGGATACACTCCTTTTGTGCACTTTGCCCACACTGGCGGCTTACCATCCGGATACTGGATCTTGTTTGTAAAAACCTCGCTTTCAATAAATTTTTTTCCGTGACAACAGGGGCACTGTTTTTTGCTCGCCGCGCTACGGGCATAATCTTCAAACGCATACGAAGCCATAATACGCATCACTGCCGGTTTTATTTCTGCCGGGAGTTTTCTTAACGCCGCCACGCGATCACACCGACTGAGTGCATATTCTGTCAGCAATTCTGTTGCCCGCTCTCTGTCATTCATACTAATGCCCATTTTCCCAAGGAACGCAGAAAACCCCATCTCAGCCCAATTCTGTGTCATGCCCTGCGCGGCCATCACATCAGTGATACTCAGCGTATCTTTCGACGTTGAGGCCGATGCATCAGTCAGGCCGAGGGATTTTGGGGAGTAGTATTTCGGTAAATCTTCCAGTTTCATTTTTTGACCTGCCCTTCAAGCATTATGGGGTAAATCTTCACCCCCAGACGTCCACCAGATACTGGCTGACCACGAACGATATTGATTTCATCAAACTGCTCATCGTCCATTAACACTCCCGCATGCGTCAGCGCATCCAGCGGTGCTTTCAGGATATTGTCCAGGTCGCGACGACGCTTATCCGGTGGCTCTGCAATCACCTTTATCGCCAGCCTTCCGGACAGGATTAATTTCAGCCGCTGCTGGCGAACAATAAGCGCCACAGCCCGGCGATAACGCTTTCCCTCCTCCGAGATAAAATATGTGCTGCCACGACGTCGCCAGTAGGTGTTCACCGTTGGCGGGTAAGGTAAAACCAAATCTATGAGCATCAGTCACCTCTTTTACCCAAGCACGCCAGTTGCAAAGGCGTGATCAAGAAAACGAAAAATTAAATCAACCTGAGAGCCATGCTTTTCTTCGAACGCCAGCGGATCCGCATGAAGCTCGTTGTGATGCTCCCGACACAGCGGTAGCGTGAAAATATCGTGAGATTTTGTCCCCATTCCGCCCTGACCATGACCAATCAGGTGATGGGGATCGTCGGCTGGCTTACCACAACACGCACACGGCTGAGTCTTCACCCAGCGTGTGTATTTCTCGTTAACCCAGCGGCGACGTTTAGGTCGTTTCATGAAAGATTCCGGAGGCTCAGGATCAACGGCAATGCTGACCACCGTCTTTTCCTGTGGTGGGTTCTGTTGCTGGTGGGCGTGAGGCAGCGGCGCAAGATTTTTTGTGCGCTGTTTCAGTATGCTGATGGCGGTCTGCTCTCCCGGTACGATGTCGCTTTCGCGGTACAAGGGGCGGATTTTTTCCGCACGTAACCCCAGAGAACGACGTAATACTGCCTCCGGAAGCGCGTCCGCCACCTGATTGCAGACCGCCCACCAGGATAATTCACCCAGAGATAATTCCCGCTCCTGCGTGCCATTCATTGCATGGCGTATGACGTCAATCATCCATGCTGACAAATTTTGGTGAGCAAGTTGCCCGAGTGATTCGGATGTCTGGTCACGCAGCTGGTTGTCGCAGTGCCAGCACAACACCATTGCGCCGGTACCATAACGGTGAATGACGGTTTCGCTGTGATGATAATCGCCGTGTGGCCACTGGCAGGATTTAATATGGCGCAACAGCCAGTCAGACAATGCACCAGCACCACCAGCAGCACGAATCACCCGTGCGTTACTGAAAAACGGCAGCAATGTTTTGTCTTCCACTAGCGGCTGGTGAACGGCAGGAACAACCCCGGACGGCAGATTACGCATGCTTTTCGGTTCCGGCTCCACCAGTACCCGGGTATTGTGGAATACCGGCATGGATTCACGGCCCGGCTTAACGATCACCAGCCCGAGTTCCGGTACCAGAACAGGTCGAAGTAATACCCGCACGTTACCTCCAGATGCGTTGCTGGAATGTGCGGGACGGACGCGGTGGGCGCTCGGAGTAAGGAAGCCTGACGGAGATTATCCAGTGACGATAATCGAGGCTGAGGGCTTTCTTAATCTCGTATCCGTGTCTGCGGTAGCACTGAATTAGCCACTCGGCCTGTTCTTCAGTGCATGGGGGATGCTGGAACCAGTCAGATTTGAAAGTGCGGGAACGCCGCCCGTGCCTGCTGGCAAAGACGGCAGAATCATCAGAATTGTGTAATTTGGTATCGTGCGCCATCGGTTGTCTCTGCTGGCGCAGCAGGTGCCAGTTGTTCAGGCTGGCGTGCGAATTGTAAACCAGAATGCTAGGAAAAAACAAAACCCGCCGAAGCGGGTTAAGTGCGGGTGCGTTGAGGATGCCTGACACATCAGAGGTGGCGAGGGATTCTCCCCCGCCTGGTCTCTTACTCCTCAGGTTCGTAAGCTGTGAAGACAGCGACCTCCGTCTGGCCGGTTCGGATTCGTACCTCGCAGAGGTCTTTCCTCGTTACCAGTGCCGTCACTATGACGGTTAAACAGATGACGATCAGGGCGATTAACATCGCCTTTTGCTGCTTCATAGCCTGCTTCTCCTTGCCTTTCGGCACGTAAGAGGCTAACCTACATTTGTGAGACATAGATTGGGCCTCAGATTAATGTTAAGCGTCTTGCAGGACGCGTAATGTTAACTGGGGCTTTTCTCTATCTGCCTTTTGGTGTTCATGCCTGAGGCAGATAGCCTCAAGCACCCGCAGCAATTCTACTTAACTCTCGCTTTACCGCAAACCGTTTTTACCCGATATGGGAATTCCCATACGGAATGAATTCAGTTCCCCAGGCGCTCCATCAAAAACACAACCAGGCAGTAAACACCCACAACAGCAACAACAGCCAGCGCACCTTCCATTGCCAGTGATATATCATCCGACATATTCCCTCCTTTGGTGTTAATCCCGGCGAACGTTTTTACCCCCACCGACAAATAACATATACTAAAAAAGCGATAGCCATAGCAACGCCTGTAATTGCAAATGCTTCAGGCCAGTTCATTGGCGCACCTCCTGCGGCGGTTCTGGTAGAGGCATCCAGTGTGATGGTATCCACGACGCACCAGGTATTATCCACCCATCATTAGCGTCAGGATGCCCCGGGATGTAAGTCGCCCATTTCATTCGCCAGTCACCTTTCCTGCCAAAATCCCTGGCAACAAGAACGGCTGTTTTGGTATCCGGCATTCGCTCACTACAGCTTATCCAACTATCCGGAGTTACCGGATAGTTGCCCGATAGTGCATTCTGCTCCAGTGATGCTTTTACAAACCACGCTGCCTGAACTATAACGCCATGAATCCAGCGCAAATCAGCATCGCGATCTTTCTTTTTCATCTTTTCGCCACTTAAGGCCTTGCTTATGTGGCTGCGTACCAGGTCTTCATGTAATTCCTTCGCCTCCTCAATGGTGAAACCACCAGGCAGAAGAGCCGGAGTTACCGGAGAGCTGGTTGACGCTTCCGGGATTTTCCGAAAATTATTGGTTGACGAATCTTTATTTTCCCGAAAGTTTCCGGACTGAAGCATGGCTTCGCGGCAATCGTTCCAGCCTGTAGCGTATGCAGTCGCTTTGCTGCTGCCTTCAACTGGCGCATCCTGCCAATACATTTCTTCCGGCACTATCGGCGCTGGAGGGGCGGCAAATAGATATCCGCCAAAGTCAGGAAGCTCTCTAATGGCCTGTACGAATTTTTGTTTGCCTACGTCAACCCCTAATGGGTAATGAGCTATAATCTTTGCCACCGGCTCTGCTTCCAGCGATGCCAGCGCAATCCGTGCCAGTTCCATTTGTTCACCACGGGTAAGCCCGTTTTCAAGCGGATTTTTAATGAACAATTCAATACGTTCTTTGGTAATAGTGGTCATGTGTTACTCCTTAACCCGCAGTGCTTTCAACTGATGAGGGGAACAAAATCTTTTCATCAAACCCTGCATTCATATCATGAACAGCAACACACCAATCCATCGACGAACGATTATCAAGAGCCTCCATGATTTCATCCATGCGGCGTAGGTCATACAGGTAAATGCTTTTATCGCCAATGGTGTAAAAGCCAATTTTTTTCGGTGATGGACAGCGATCAAGAACTTCCTGTAATTCGTTCAACCATGCCCGTTCTTTTTTTGTCAAAGTTGCCATATCAGTTTTCCTTATACGGATTAATTTTATTGTGCAGTGTGTTGAATGACGCCCATACCACGTCGTTATACAATTCAATAACTGGCTCAATTATTTTTCCGATTATCCAGGCTAGGATTAACGGGGATATCGGTATCATCAACACGATAAACAGAATGAGAAACAGAAATTCTGTTGTTCTACTCTTTCGCGGATATTTTTTCTAAATAATGTGACCATTCATTACCGCCCTTTCGGGCGGCCTCCTGACATTAATCGTTGTGATAACTCATAGCTTCATTTGCAGCATCAACTGGATCAACCTCCCTCCAGCAATAATTTGGGTCGGCTCCTTCAGGCGTCCACGGTTCTAATTCATTTTTTGCCGCATTCTCATCGCCAGTAATTTTAAAAATCTGCTCAGAGAATTTTCTTGCCCACTCGTTATATTTTTCCGCATTAATGGCTTTCTGTGTATTTAACATAAATATACCTCCAGTTAAGGATTAGATTTTATTTACAGCGCTAAATTTATTTATTCAGTTCTGGATTTTGTCGCCCTGCGTATCCGCGCTTTCGCGTTACGCTCAATCTGAATTAACTTTTCTATATTTTTCCGCCTTTCCTGTTCCTCCTGGCGCAATAGCCTTACATCATCTGCCAGTCTGGTTTCTCTTTTCGCCACAGAGAGCATCCAGTCAAACGGCTCCACAACTGCACCGCAGATTTTACAGCGGACCTGACGCTCTTTTTCGTCAACCCGAACAGAGGCGTGATGGCAATATGGTCTTTCCGATGGCTCATAAAGAAAATTAACCTGATTACGAGGGTCATCCTCTTTTACCGGAAATAAAACGATATTGCTTAACTCATCCTCTGGTTTTATTTCCATGCTCCTCTCCTTTGATGCGAATGCCAGCGGTAATTGAAGCCTGATAGCTAATTTCACTCACAGTACCGCCTCCTGAAAATTTAATGAACAATTCAATACGTTCTTTGGTAATAGTGGTCATGTGTTACTCCTTAACCCGCAGTGCTTTCAACTGATGAGGGGAACAAAATCTTTTCATCAAACCCTGCATTCATATCATGAACAGCAACACACCAATCCATCGACGAACGATTATCAAGAGCCTCCATGATTTCATCCATGCGGCGTAGGTCATACAGGTAAATGCTTTTATCGCCAATGGTGTAAAAGCCAATTTTTTTCGGTGATGGACAGCGATCAAGAACTTCCTGTAATTCGTTCAACCATGCCCGTTCTTTTTTGTCAAAGTTGCCATATCAGTTTTCCTTATACGGATTAATTTTATTGTGCAGTGTGTTGAATGACGCCCATACCACGTCGTTATACAATTCAGTAACTGGCTCAATTATTTTCCCGATTGCCCAGACAAAAATTAGAGGGGATATCGGTATCATCAATACGATAAACAGAATGAGAAACAAAAATTCTGTCGCCCTACTTTTTTGCGGATATTCTTTTCTGAATAATGTAGTCATTTCTTACCGCCCTTTCGGGCGGCCTCCCGACATTAATCGTTGTGGTAACTCATGGCTTCATTTGCAGCATCAACCGGATCAACCTCCCACCAGCAATAATTTGGTGCGTTTCCTTCAGGTGTCCACGGTTCCAATTCATTTTTTGCCACATTCTCGTCGCCAGTAATTTTAAAAATCTGCTCAGAGAATTTTTTCACCCACTCGTTATATTTTTCAGTGTTAATAATTTTCTGTGTATTTGACATAGATATACCTCCAGTTAAGGATTAAATTTTATTTACAGTGCTGAACTTAATTATTCAGATTTGGATTATGCTTTCTCTTCACGAAGTTCCGATTGTTAATTTGGCTCACAACAGCACCTTCTGAAAATTACCCTGATAGAAAGCCAGTACACGCTGCATAGCTTCGCTCTTCCGGCACTCGCTACAGATTATGTTTTGACGCCTGTCGTAGCGGCGTATTTCTCCGTCTGGTAATGGCCAGATAAGGTCAGGATCAACCACAGATGGTTTCTTCAGATTTGCCCTTGAGAGTTTTTTGCGGGCGTTTTGCCAGTCCTTACGCGCCTGTTCAGACGGGAATAACCCGTAACCAGAGTTGTATACATCGCCACTGGCAACCAGCTCTCTGGCGAGAACACTCATCAGATATCTTGTCGCACCTGTCTTGGCTTCCAGTTGCCGTAACGTCTCGCGCCCACTCCGGCGTACTAGCTCAACAACCTGCCCTTTAATTTTTTCCCGCTCTTCTTGTGTAAATACTTTTGCCATAAGCGCCTCCGGCAATCACTTTTCCGATACAACACGGCGGGAAGAATCAGTAATCTGTCGAACAATATCCCGGTGCTTGTTCAGCTCCCGCAGCGCGGCGCAGACTCGCTCCCACTTCTGAACATCACTTTTCGCCCTGCGCAGCGCCAGGTTTGCCCTGCGCAGGGACGGAAAAATCAGCTCATCTGCTTGCGTTTCGGTAAACGATGGCAACGACTGCACAATGTCCGCCACAGTTTCTGTTTTAATTTCTTCCTGTGTTGCGGCTTCCCGGCCTGGTAACGCAGCACCTGCTGGCTGAGGAAAGGCCTTACCATCACTTTCCGTTACCAGCGCGGCTTTTCGGCTCTGCTGGTAAATTATCGCCCGGCATGCAGTAACGAAATTTACCGTTCTGATTAACGCGTGCCAGCCGCCCCGTTGCGGTTACCACCGCCAGCGTGGAAGCAACCTTGCGAGTACTGACACCGAACTTACCCGCCAGTTCCTCACACGTTTTAGCCCCATCCTGACCGATAAACTCAATCATCATGTCTGCGGTAACTTTTTGTTCGACCTCCCCGGTCAGCATATCCTGTGCTTCAGATTTTACTGGCCGCTCTTCGGTTACCCGGATTCACCTTCGCCAGCCAGAACCAGGTGTGACCAGTTTTATCAACGACGCCATTTCTTTTGAGTTCCCACAGCTCGTTGACAGCCTCTTCACGACTGATTCCAAGGCGAGCTGCCACCACATGTGAAGAGGCTTTTTTCAGTGCTTTCAGTGCGTCAGATACGGTTTCCATTAAAATTTCCTCCGGACAAAATTACTTCACAACCCTCATATTGCTGACATTTGGACGCCAGCTATCCCAGTTAAACGTCACCCATCGACCACCGTTCATGGTCATGCGGTCCATAATCCTCTCACCAAGAAGCGTACTCATTGCGGCATGATTCAGGTTTGTTAACATCCCGACACTGCACAGTGATGCTGTCCGGCGATCAATTATCTGGTGCAATACCACCTGCTCGTTTTTCGTCTCCCGCTGAACGCCTATTTCATCCAGGACCAGCAAATCAACCCCGCAAAGCTCCTGTAAAAATTTTTCCCCGGATTTGCCGTTGTCGTAGCTGTCATGCAACACGCTCATGACGTCAGACACGGTGACGATAATCACGCTGCGCCCCTTCACCATCAGCCGGTTGCCCATCGCCGCTGCAAGGTGATTTTTCCCGGTGCCGGTTTTACCGCTGAACACAAAATTCGTGCACCCGGTCATCAGTTCGTCAGCTATGGATTTGGCCTGGCTCAGCGCGTATTTTTGCCCGTCGTTCTGCACCTGATAATTTGCAAACGAGCATTTGCTGTGCAGAGGCTGGATGCCCGAACGATTCAGGATTTTTTCCACCCGCAACTGGCGATTCTGGCGGTTAATCTCCTCGCTGCGTTTTCGTCCTTCAGCAAGTTGCCATTCCCGCCACTCCTCCACCGTCCGGTACGGTGGAGCGACCCCTGTCGGTGCAAGTCTGCGAATACGTTCAAGAACCCCAACCTGCCGCAATGTTTTTCATGACACGTCACCCCCTCGAATCCCGGCGGTATTTCAGTGTCCGGTTCAGAAATGTGATTCACGCAACGCTGCGCAGGCGAACGCCCCAGGCGGATAACCAGTTCATCCCATTTTTCCCGGAGTTTTGCCGGACTCATGATGTTTTTTACCCAGAACGAATCCCGCTGGAGACGCCCAAACATTTCACAAATTTGTCTGTGAGTTCTGCCATCCAGCATCCGCATTGTGCGAACGTCATTGGCCCATGCTGTCCAGTTGGGTTCTTTCGGTCTAGTGATCTCGCCATCATCGCTGGCCGCCTGCTCGTAAAGACTCACGATTCGTCCCCAGATCCACTGTGCGCACACCAAATCTTCCTGACTTCCCCACTGGCGTTTTTTCGCACTGAACACAACCGCGTCAGGGTGTCGGGTTAAAAAATCCTGTTCAGCCGTCTGCGGGTCCGGTTGCGAAGCGTCCGGACAAGAAGATCTTTTATCTGACGGATCAGGTTTTAATACTGACGGATCGGGGTCAATCATCGCCCCCCTAATCGGCAGTTTTTTATCAACAGTTGATCCATCAAAATTTGACGGGTCAACCGTTGAGGGGTCAATATTTGACGGGTCAACTGTTAACGGGTCATTTTTTGCCGGGCTAATTTTTCTTTTCGGTTTATATGACTCACGCGCCGCCGCCGCAGCTGCTTCGAGTTTTTCCACATTAAGCCGATAGATATTGCTTACATTACGCCCACCGACCTTACGCTCTTCCTTCGTCAGCCAGCCCTCTTTCGCCAGTTCTGCAATAGCCGATTTCACTGTGGATTCACTTCTTGCACCGATCTGACGCCGGATAGTTTCAATGGCAGGCCATGACACGCCCTCGTCATTGCTGTAGTCTGCAAGACGGGCCATAACCGCCACCCTGGATAAGATCATGCCGGTGAAGGCGCACCCTTCCCAGACAAGACCATGAAGCTTGCTGCTCATAAAACCCCCGAACACCGTGCTTTTAGTGCATCACCACAGCATTCCCTGCCGGGCCGCCGCGATTCATCTGGTCATACAAAACAACCGCTGACGCAACAAAATCATCGACATCCTTCACCAGCCGATCCCTCCGTTCGACGATCTCACGGTAATATTCAGAACTGTGGCTGCGCATACGGGCCACCAGCAAAGGCGGCATCGCCTTTTCGATCGCCGGTAACAGAGCCTGCATTTTTTCAACAGCATCAGGGGTGTCTTTATCCAGCCAACGGAAAATTTTCTGGGTATTACGGGCCAGGGCTTCCGGATGGCTGTCGTCATACAGTTCCGGGAACGTCATTCCC